TTTTTAATTATCCGATTTTATTTGATTTTTCAAGATTACATTTTTGGCAAAGTAATTGTAAATTCTCAATGCTTGTGTCCCCGCCTTTTGAGAAAGGAATAATATGGTCTAAGTGTAAATTTTCATTCGATCCACAATAAACGCATTTTCCCCCATCTCTATTCCAAACAGCGTCTACAACATCTTTTGGTATTGGGGGACGTTTGTTCGCTTCTGGAAAAAGCTCGCCCTCATCTATAAGCTCTTGAAGAGCCAATTTTTCTATTTCTCTTTTCTTTTTCTTTTCTAACAATTTAGCTTTTACCTTGTCTTTCTCGATCTGTTCTTTATTTCTTTCGTATCGAAGTTGTGTATTAGCTTCTCGCAACTCTTCCAATAAATTTTTGCTTTCAATTTGACTCATAGTGAGTTCTGAACTGCATTCATTATATTTTGCTCGGAAATATTTAGCTTCCGATACAGCTTTATCTAAGAAACCTACGTACTTCTTATTTTCTTCATTCTCTTTAAATACAGCATTATATTTGTTTAATAATTCATCAAATTCAATCTTTAACCTCTTGTATCTGTTATAGTTATAGAAACTTTGCCATATCAGAAAAACTAATAAAGCTAATAATATTAGCAGTGTTATCATTATTTTATCTTCTTCTAGGTCTGACTGATTCAATTACATTAAAAATCTGTTTCACTTCACATAAATCAATAACTCGATCCGGGTACATATCGTTTAAAGAGTGGATAGTGATCGTATGATTTTCTACATTGTGATCTACGATACGCTTAACTATTATGCCGTCGGTATGCACTATGACGAAATCCCATTTTCGGAGGTGTAACTTTGAATTGGCCCATAAGTGTGGTTGTATTTCACGACAATAGAGTCTATCACCTTCTAAATAGCTCTCTTCGGTTCCATCGTTCATACTATCGCCCTTGACCTCAAAAGCTATATAATTTCCGTGTCCTTCACGATCTACAATAAAAGGAATTTTCGGAAGCTGATCTAAATAGGTACAATCTGAATACCCATCAAGATAACCCGCATACGCGAATTGGTTTACGAGAGGAATATACACTACGTCTTGTTGAATAGGTACCGCCTCACTATATTTTGGTGCAGGATTCGCATTATTGAGCATTTCGCCATCTCCGGTAAGAAGCCACGTAGGATTAACACTCGATAATTTAGACGTAATTTTATCAATAACGCTTCTCCCTATCCCTCTTCTTCCGCTTACCCAGCCACTTGTAGTAGCTGGCTTTTCTCCCATGAATTCAGCAAACTCGGTATTGCTATCATTGAAAAAATGTTTTCTGATTTCCTTTATTCTATCAAATACTTCCATATAAGTGTAAATGCTATTTTATTAAACTAACAATAAGCAAAAATGTTAATAAATGCTTTTAATAAGCATATTTGCTAATAATATATTTGCAAAATAAGCAGAATTGCGTATTTTTGCACCATACAAACGTACAACGATACAAATATATAAAAATTAAAGAATATACGTATGAACGAAGAAAGAATAAACGTAAGAGGTTCCATTAACTCTTTGAGGGTTAAAGGAAAATTAGAGCTTCCCAAAGCTGGTCTTAAGCCTAGTTATGTACGTAACGCGGCTTCTTCTGTTGCAAGCGATACTGGTAAAAAGTTCTCGGTATCGGTGGTAGGCGAAACGATAGTAGTAACCCGTAAATCCTAACGCTATGGACCTATTTACACTTAAGCAGCAAATAACCGAAGCGGCCGAACTATCGGCTTTGGCTATTGCAAAGCAGATGTTTCCCGCATTTGACGACGTGAAATTCGATGAAGCCGTAAAGCTCGCGGGCAGTGAACGATGGTTAAGATACCATATCAAGAAAGGTCATATCAAGCCCATACGTCGTGGCCCTGCGAAAAATTCCCCTATCTATTACAGCCGCTTGGACATCGCAGCTACGAAAAAGGCCGAAGCGACTTTAATTGCAAAATTGGTATGAAAAAGTTAGGATTTTACGTATCGGTTAGTCTCCTACCGCTTTTCGCGGACGTATCAGCCCTTCCGAACTGGGCCTTTATCACGTACTACGTGGTATTCCTGTTGAATTTAGCAAACGCCGTAAGGCTAGTAAATAACCATTTAAAAATTTAAAATCATGTTTGAAGTAAAAGTAACATTTGAAGCTGGCGAAACACTTAAAGCCCTGATGTCTGGTTTTATGCAACCAGTAGTGATCGAAAAAACTGTAGCAGTTGAAAAGCCTGCAGCAGTTGAAAAGCCTGTAGTAGCTGAAAAGCCTGTAACAACGCAGAAAGCCGTAGTTGAAAAGCCCGCCCCGAAAGGAAAATCATCATTCGAGGAATTGAACGACGCCGCCAAGTTAGAGGCCATTAAAGCCGAAGTAACCAAGCAGACCAAAAACAAGAAAGGCGCAGACATTAAATTCATGTTGGCGCAATTCGATGCTAACCGCGCGTCTGAACTTGCTCCTGAACACTATAACGATTTCTACGCTGCCATTCTGCGTTATGGTAAGGGCGAGGCTGTTACTGACATTTTCCCGGAGGATTTAAACTAAAGGTTATGCCAGGAACGCACGCAATACTAAGCCCGTCGTCGGCGTACAGGTGGTTAGCCTGTACACCCTCGGCCCGCTTTGAAGAACAGATACCGGAGGAGGAAAGCATATACGCCGCCGAGGGTACATTAGCGCATGAACTTGCGGCACGTCTGTTAAGTGCTCAACCGTATGGAGACCTCACCGATTACAGTGCTGAAATGCTAGAGCATTGCCAGGCTTACGCAAACTATGTACGCGAGATATCGTCAGACGAGCACGTGTATGTAGAGAAGGAATACGATATGTCGGCTTACATACCATTGCAACACGGTACATGTGACGCCTCTTTCATTAAACGTAAGACCCTTTTTGTGATTGACTTCAAATATGGCGCAGGCGTGAAGGTGGCGGCTACCGCCAACAAGCAAATGATGTGCTACGCATTGGGCGCGTATGATTGCCATTCCAAAGGCAGGGAGATCGAAAGTGTATGCCTGAGCATTTACCAGCCACGCGCCGGGGGCGTATCAAGTTGGGAGCTTTCTGTTGCTGATCTACTGAAATGGGCAGAGGAGGAGGCGCGACCTAAAGGGTTGTTAGCCATAGCCGGGCAAGGCGATTTTGTACCAGGTACACATTGCCAGTTCTGCAAGGCACGTACATCCTGTAAAGCCTATTACGATCGTTTCGCTGATGTTAAGGCGATCAAAGATAAAAGGGTTATGACCGATACCGATATAGCCACCGTACTAACGTATGGACCTTTGGTTGCCTCATGGGTGGGAAAAGTACAGGAGGACGTTATCAAACGTATGGAGGGCGGCAAGCCTCTGAAAGGCTACAAGTTGGTAGCTGGAAGGGGGAAAAGGGTTTTTAAGAATGAGGACGACGTAGTAGATATCCTAATGGGTGAGGGGCTGGATGACGAAATTTTCGACAACTCATTGAAATCTCTTACGGCTATCGAAAAGATGGTAGGTCCCAAAAAGTTTAAAACGCTGTTTGCGGATCAGATTATAACCATACCTGGAAAGCCGCAGATAGCTACTATAGACGACGATCGCCCAGCTATCGGAGCTTCCGCAGCGGACGAATACGATGATTTAGTGTAAACCCGATAAAAAGGAGGTGGCCCGTGAAGGATTGTGAAGACTGCATTTGTTGCACCGCCACCGGTAATTGTACTATTAACCTACATGATGAAATCATTAAGGGGAAAAAAATACAGGTCGGTTTGAAACGTTGCCCCGTTTTTGACGGGGAGGCTAAAGGGTGCTACTATTATCGGAGCAGTAATTACTATCATCGAAACATATACGAAATACGTATTAAAAATGGTAAGAGATGAAACTAAAGAATTTAGAGCCCTTACAGACTTTTGAACTGGACGGCCAAAAGTATGAATGTATAGAGGTCTATCCCGGTGGCCGTATAGCCGCCTGTTATGAACTCGACGAAAACGGTAATTATATACCGTCTGGGGATTCTTATAAAATACGCCTGATATCAGACATCCGTTTTGATCGCCAACACGAGACGGAAGAAGACCGGGTATTAGAGGCGATATTATGAAAACGGCTACGTATCATTACATATTAAGCAATTACCGGGGTGGTTATACCAATCACTCGGTTAAAGTCGAAATAATCGGCGAGAGCGAGAAAAGTTATCAGGTCAGATATTTAGAGCCTGGAACCTTCGGACAGCATGTAGATACTGTGAAATGGGTACGTAAGCGTAATGTAAAAGACATTAAGGGAATGGCGGTAGACGTACGGACGACGCCACGACCGGAAGAAATTAGATTGCCGTACAAAGATTAATAGAAATATGAAAACTAAAGAAAAAAATCCGCTTAAGGTAGTTTTAAGTACGCACCGCGTAAGTTACGTACATGTTAAGGAGCCTTCCAGTTTCGAGGAAGACGGGGAAAAGAAGTATGATACTACGTTTCTGATAAAGAAAGATCACCCCGATGTGGAAAAGATCAAAGCCGCGATTAAGTCCGCTTATACGGCGAACAAAGAAAGTATGTTTAAGGGGCTACCCTTAACCAGTCCAAAGATGTGGAACCCTCTCAGAGACGGCGACGAATGGTTAGAGGAACACCCCGAAGCAACCGAATACGAAGGCTGTTACTTCTTAAAGGCCGCTTCAAAAAGTCAGCCTAAAGTATTTGATGTAGACAAACAGGAAATACTAGACCTTGACGAAGTATATAGCGGCTGTTATTGTCGTGGCGTGATCGTGTGTTATCCATTCAATAACAAGTCTAAGGGATTCGGTTTCTACCTTAACAGTCTTATGAAAACGAACGACGGCGAACGTTTAGGCGGTTTTGAAGCTGACCCGGACGATTACGACGAAGAAGAAGACTTATTATAAACCTACCGGGCGGCAATACGACCGCCCTTTTTAATCTTTATCGAAATGACCGAATTTGAATGTAAGATAAAGTACGAAAAGGTACACGATAACGGCCAGACAAAGAAAGTGACCGAAACGTATGTAGTGAAAGGCATCAGCTTCACCGAAGCCGAATACCGCATAGTAGACGAAATGACGCCTTTTATTTCGGGTGAGTTTACTGTAGCGAATATCAAGAGAGCAAAGTATACAGAGATATTTCCCAGCGATGAAGAAGCGGCAGACCGTTGGTTTAAGTGCAAACTATCTTTTATTACTTTGAATGAAAGAAGTGGCGCTGAGAAAAGAACTACTTCCCTAATGTTGGTTCAAGCGGCCGATCTTCGCGACGCCGTTAAAAAGCTGGACGAAGGGATGAAAGGGACGATGGCCGACTATCAGATAGTATCTGTTTCCGAAACTCCTATAATGGATATTTACCAATGACCCATCTACACATAGACATAGAGACGTATTGCGATCTGGACGTAGGGGACGTAGGCGTACACCGTTACGCCGAAGACCCTACTTTCAGCATCCTACTTTTCGCTTATAGCTGGGACGACGGCCCGGCTATCGCGTTAGATACATCGGCTGATACGTTCCCTGGCGAAAGTATACCCGCCGATGTCTGGCTGGCACTGACTGACCCGAAGGTACTAAAGATCGCGCATAACGCTAACTTTGAGTTTGTGTGTATCAGTACTTACTACGGGGTTGCGTTGGATATCCGGCAATGGTTTTGCACGATGGTGGGCGCGGCTTATCTGGGCTTGCCGTTAGGTCTGGATAAGATAGGCCAGGTGTTAGGTTTGAGCGAGCAGAAAGACGCTAGGGGTAAGGCCCTTATTACGTATTTCTGTAAACCGTGTAAGCCTACAAAGAAGAACGGCGGACGTACCCGAAATCTACCGGAACACGACCCTGAAAAGTGGGCTGCATTTATGGAGTATAACGCCCAGGACGTACGTACGGAGAAAGAGATATACGACTATATATCACGTTTCCCCGGTCTTCCTGATCGAGAACGGGAATACTGGGTACTGGATCAGATCATAAATGCTACTGGCATCACTATAGATCGGGAATTTATCGAGGCGGCTATTGATGCAAATACACAGTTTACTAAGGAAGTGCATAACGAACTGGTAAGTATCACAGGTGTAGATAACCCCAATAGCCTGCACCAGTTAAAAGCGTGGTTGTTTCAGGAGCTAGGGCACCAGGTACACAGCCTGGGCAAAGACTATTTAGCTGACGCGCTGGATGGCGAATTATTACCTAAACATGTGGAACGCGTCTTCCGTCTTCGTCAGCTTGGTTCTAAGACATCCATTAGTAAGTATGATACCTTTCTAGCCTACGCCTGTAAAGACGGGCGTATACATGATCTTTTGCAGTTCTACGGGGCTAACCGGACAGGGCGTTTTTCCGGTCGCGGGCCTCAGATACAGAATTTAAAGAAGACGCTAAAGAGTGGCATTGATACCGCACGCGAAGCCGTACGTAAAGGCCTGGCCGATCTACTGTATGACGATGTACCGGATATTATTAGCCGTCTTACACGTACGGCGCTGGTAGCGCGCGAAGGGTATAGCCTGATAGTATCGGACTTTTCCGCTATCGAAGCGCGCGTACTTGCATGGGAAGCTGGTGAAGACTGGGTATTGGATGTATTTCATACTCACGGAAAGATATACGAAGCTACCGCGGCCAACATGTTTAATGTTCCCCTTTCAATGGTGACCAAGGGAAGCGATTTACGGGCGAAGGGTAAAATAGCTACGCTCGCTTTGGGGTATCAGGGCGGCGCGGGCGCTCTTATCGCTATGGGGGCTTTGCGTGAAGGGTTGGACGAAGCCGAATTACCCGCAATCGTTAAGGCGTGGCGGTCGGCCAATCCTGGTATAGTAAAACTATGGCGCGAAGTGGAGAACGCAGCTAAACATGTAATTAAGAACAAGACCAGTTATATACTTCGGAAGAAGTACTGTAGCCTTAAGTTTTTGTATGATCGCGGCTACCTGTTCATCGAATTGCCCAGCGGCCGCCGCCTAGCTTATTACGGTGTCGGTTTGGATAAAGGAAAGCTATCGTATTGGGGTATAGATCAGACAAAAAAGATATGGGTCAAGACCGATACATACGGCGGTTCGCTAGTGGAGAATATAACGCAGGCCATTGCAAGGGACTGCCTTTGCGATGCAATGTACAGAATGTATTATGATGCGGGGCTACCTATCCTCATGCACATACATGACGAGGTAGTAAGTGAGGCCCCGGATAATGAAGCACCCGACGCCCTTAAAGCAATGTACGATATTATGGCTGTCGGCCCTTCCTGGGCTGGCGGGTTACCGCTTAAAGGCGATGGGTTCATAAGTAAGTATTATAAAAAAGACTAGTTATGGTATCACTGAAAAAGGAAATAGAATCTATTGTAGATAGCGCCAAGCCCGTATATAAAAACGAATATGCGCTAAAGCGAGTTAATGAATACGGATATACTTGCGAATATCACTTTACGGAGGATATGCGTAAAGAATTGATTAAGCGTGCTGGTAGGCCAACCGTAAAAAGTAGGATGATACACCATGAAATCAAAAGACAAAAAGACCTTCTTTTCTTAAAAGAAAATAGAGAGACGATAGAGCATTTATATCGTATTGCTGAAACGGTAACGTCGTGCGCATGCACCGCTCAGGAAGCCAGCCGAATACTCTTTAAGAAAGGACCTTTGCCGCCGGGTTTTTGCCGGAAGGGTAGCTACTATTATATAAAAGGAGGTTCACTTGGAGAATGTAATATAGAGCACTTTATTAATCTGTTACCAATACTTCCGAAAGCGTGGCTAAAAGAAATTGGAGTTTAACGTAAAACTAAGTAGTAATGAATAAAAATGTATCTAAATATGCTTCTGAACATTGGAGCAATAGCGATTATAAGGTAAGAGCCGAAATAGCTCATCAAAAAAATGTGTGTGTAGCTACTTCTGTTGTAAGAAAGGCTGTATTGGAAACCTTTGAAAAGGCTTTCTATCTTGCTGAGGAAGAGATGAAACGGAAAGCTATCGAATCTTATATCGAAAATTGCGAGTACAAATCAGAATGGTGCTGCGGTTGTGCAGAAGCTCATGGAGCTATCCTTTCTGAACCGGATGTATGTATGGGTAGGGATTGCCCTACTGTGAAACAATTTATTGAAAAACTTAATTCGTAACTAGTAAAACTTGAACCTAATGCTGTATAGGTAAAGCGTGATAAATTATGAAATACGGGATTTTGGATTTGTTAGACGAGTCTCTGAGTGAACTTTCAAACAGAGAACAGCGGAATTTACTCAAAGAATTGTCAAGTGAAATCGATTCACGACTTCAAGATGTTGGTGAAGAAAAGGATGATAAAGACGAATTTGAGGAAGAGTAGCAACATTGTCATACGGTGGTTGAATGTCTGCCGTATGGCTCAAAACAAATAAGGAAATGAGTGAAATAGAACTTAAAATAATAGATATATTGGGACGCTCCGCATTTGACAATGATATGCAAGTTCCTTATGATGTTAGACAATTAGCGCAAGCTACAAGATATTTAGCTCTTCAATTACAGTTAGTCTGTAAAAACGGAGTTGAAGATGAAGAGGCAGCACTACCTATTTTAAAGAAAGCAGCCGAAATTTTAACGTAAAACTAAAATAGAAAGGAACCAATATGCGCGAAGATATAATGTACGTTATCATTTATCCTAGTGGCCTTATTGCAATAAATACGCAGAGATATTTCAAAAGTTTCTGCATTAAAGAATGGTGTAAGGGATGTTCTCGTACATGGAAGCAATGGTATAAGAGAGGCTATCGCTGTAAAAAAGTAAAAGTTACATTTGAAATAATTGATTAACATAATAAATGAAAACGGTATTATGGCAAAAGTACGAATTGTACCGGCAACGCCCGGTTATTACGAGGTGGAAGTTAAGCGCACATGGTATTTGCCATGGGCTACCGTGTATGATGGGTGTCTGCCTTGGAGAGGCACGTTTAAACAAGCGAAAGAGTTGAAAATGAAATTATTAGAACTTTATTTATAGACGCAGTTATGGGAAAGAAAATAAGCATAGAATTTGATGCTAACGACGCATTATCAGAGATTGAAATAAAAGAAGCATTAGAGTACTACGGCTGGAAAGATGTATTGAACGAGATACACCGTCAAGTTGGAGTGTCTGACATTATCGAAGAAATAGGAGAAGATGAAGCGATTGACTTCCTCATTGACAATGGTTATAAAGTAGAGAAGGAATAATTAGAAAATAGTATCTAACAAATGAAGAAGCTACCGAAGTTCTATTATAGTCGATACATGGGCGGGTACAATGTTTACCAACGCGAAGAGCCTGTTAACAATGTAACGACCGCAAAGAAGATTGATCGAAAACAGAGTGAGGAAGAAGCAAAGAAGTTAGTATATAAACTTAATGGTTGGAAATGTGATAAGTTTAAAAAATAACATTACGCTAGATATTGCCACCGCCAACACCCGAAGGGCGGCGAAGTGGCAGAACAAGCGTGCGACCTGGCAGGATATAGTTAATACCCTGTCGGAAACAGAGCGTACGACGGAGACTATTAAACAGTACTTCAGTTACACGAAGGACCGTCAAGACGATATAAAGGATGTAGGCGGTTTCGTTGGCGGGTATCTCCGTGAAGGCAGACGAAAGAAAGGCTATGTGGATTACCGTCAGATCGTTTGTCTCGATGTGGATTTCGGTACACTGGACCTTTGGATAGACTTCGGGCTGATGGAGTATGCAGGTTGTATGTACACGACGCATAAACACCGCCCGGAAGACCCGAGGTTCAGGATTGTATTCCCGCTTAACCGCAAGGTTGGCCCGGACGAGTACGAAGCGATTGCGCGCGTCGTGGCTAGCTGGCTGGGCATAGATGCGTTCGACGATACGACCTACCAGCCTACACGGTTGATGTATTACCCATCCACGTCTAGAGATGGCGAGTTTGTATTTCATTACGTGGACGGCCCTATCATGGACGCGAACGCGGTACTAGCCGAGTTGCCGGACTGGAAGGACCCGACTACATGGCCCGTGTCTTCGCGCGTGAAGGATGCTATAAAGCCCGGTAAGGCCGATAAGGTGGAAGACCCCGAGGATAAGAGCGGGATAGTCGGCGCATTCTGTAGGGCCTACAGCATGTACGAAGCTATCGGCGAGTTCCTGGAAGACGTGTACGAACCTTGTGAAGAGTTAGGCGCGGACCGCTACAGTCTTATAGGCGCGTCTACGTCCGGCGGCTTGATCGTCTATGATAACAAGCTGGCTTTTTCGCACCACGCCACCGACGTAACCAGCGGTAAACTGTGCAATGCGTTCGACCTGGTTAGACTTCATAAGTTCGCCGATCTGGACGATAAGGTAAAAGACGACACCGAAGTAACGAAGTTACCTAGCTATAAGGCTATGGCGGACTTTGCCAGCAAGTTAGCCCCGGTTAAAAAAGAGATCGTACGCATGAGGCGGGAACAGACGGCCGACGATTACGACGAAGCGGAAGGCCCGGCACGCGAAAAGGCCAATAACGACGACTGGGTAGCTGAATTAGAGACGGAAGGTAAGAGCGGTAAGATTAAGAATACGATCAATAATGTAGTACTGATATTATCTAATGACGAGAATTTAAAAGGCTGCTTCGGCTTTAATGAGTTTGAACAACGTGAAACCGTTACAAAGGCGTTGCCGTGGGATAGGCCAGGTCTTAAATACCCGCGGCCGCTTTGCGACGCCGACGACGCACAGATAAGATTATATTTAGAAAGATGCTACGATATAACAGGAAAAGAAAAAATAACGGATGGGCTTACCATTATCACCCGTAACAACGCCTATCATCCGGTACGTGACTATCTGGACTCGTTAAGTTGGGATGGCGTAGGCCGTTTAGATACTCTTTTTATTGATCTTTTCGGCGCGCCCGATACTGAGTATACACGTGCGGTTACGCGTAAGGCATTCGCCGCGGCCGTGTCTCGTATCTATACACCCGGGTGTAAATATGACTACGTGTTGGTACTTGTGGGAGAGCAGGGAATAGGAAAAAGTACAGTGTTTGCAAGGATGGGGGGCGACTGGTTTAGCGACAGTATGCCCGAACTGAAAGACCAAAAGGCCCTAGAAGCGGTCCAAGGAAGTTGGATCATCGAATTAGGTGAACTGGATGGATTACGCCGGGTAGATGTCAACTCAGTAAAACACTTCGTCAGTAAGCGCGAAGACCGATTCCGCGTTGCGTACGGCAAGCGGGTAGAGCATTTTCCGCGACGTTGCGTATTTTTCGGCACGACGAACGAAGAAGACTTTTTGCGAGACGTTACAGGCAACCGCCGCTTTTGGGTGGTGAACTGTAAAGGCGCTAAAGGGACCGTATTAGTATGGGAATACTTAACGCCCGCAACTGTGGCACAGCTATGGGCCGAGGCTAAAGAACGTTTTACCCAGGGCGAACCCTTGTATCTGGCCGAGGACGGACTAGAGGAAGAGGCCCGCATTATTCAGGATAAGCATTTAGAGAAAGACGAGCGCAGCGGTCTTGTCAGTGAATACCTGGAAAGGTTATTGCCGACGAACTGGGACGACCTGGATACGTACCAACGGCGTAACTGGCTAGCAGACGAAAAGAACGTAGGAACGGTAGTACGTGAGCGTACGTGTATCCTAGAGATATGGGCTGAATGTCTAGGCAAAGACCCTAACAGTATAACGCGTAAGGATAGTATAGAGTTGGGGCGGATAATGAAGACGGTGAAAGGGTGGGCGCCTTGTGGTATGAACGTAAGGTTTAAACATTATGGAGTACAAAAAGGGTACACGCGGAAGGCGGATTGGTAACATTTTGGTAACATTTTCGGTAACATTGGTAACAGCGTCAAGCGTTACCAAGATTTTTGGTAACATCGTTTGGTAACATTGGTAACATTCGTAATTAGCTGTAATATATACAATTATATAATGTGTTACCAATGTTACCAAAAAAAACATATAAGTATAAAAGGGGTAAAAAATAGATGAAATAGGCGTAAAACGCTCAATTTGCGCGATTATATGCGCGTATAAACTTTATAGGAATTTTTGGTCACTTGGTAACACATGGAAAAGACAGTAGAGAAATATTTAGTAAACGAGATAGAACGGTTAGGCGGTCTTTGCGTGAAATTCCCGCCTTTGTTCTTCCGCGGTTTCCCTGACAGAATAGTATTGCTGCCCGGCGCGGTGATCGCTTTTGTCGAGACGAAGGACACAGGCAAAAAGCCCCGCCCCATTCAGGAGAGGGTACACGCGAAACTCAGAAAGCTAGGCTTTCGCGTAGAAGTGATAGACAGTAAAGAAGGGGTAGACAATTTTATAATGACGTTATGATACCATCGGAATTATACAATAAGCGTAAGGGCGAGTATTACCGCACGGACCCGCACCAGGTAGAAGCGTATGAGCACCTGATAAATAACCCGCGTGCGGCTTTGTTTCTCGGCATGAGCCTGAGTAAGACTGTAATTTCTCTTTCGTATCTGTACGATATGATCTACACGGAGGCGGCTATCCTTAAGACGCTGGTAGTAGCGCCCGATAAGGTGGCCCGCATTACATGGCCCGACGAGTTAGAGACGTGGGGACACTTGGAAGGGGTTAATTATAGCGTCGTGGCCGGAACGGCAAAGCAACGGAAGAAGGCGCTAGAGGCCGAAGCCGAAATATACATTGTGGGCGTGGATAACCTTACCTGGCTTATAGGTCAGTACATCACAAAGAAAAACGGCAAGTACGTAGGCAAGCTACCTTATGACTGTATTGTTCTGGACGAGTTAAGCCTTTTCAAGTCCAGGGATAGCCAGCGTTTTAAAGCGTTGAGACGTGCGATCAAGACAGTAGACTACCGCATAGGAATGACCGGAACGCCCAGCCCTAACGGTTACGTTGATCTTTGGGCTGAGATTGTGTTGCTGGATGATGGCGAACGTTTAGGCGATACTTTCGGCAAATTTGTAGACAAGTATTTCACCACCCGCGGCAACGGAATGATAGTTTACGAATATATTCCCCGCCCGGGCGCTCCGAAGGTAATAGCGCATAAGCTACGGGATATCGCGTTAACGATGCAAACGCGCGATTACCTGGTACTGCCCGAACTGCACACTGATGATATAGAATTAGAATTGGACCCGTTCGACCGCGAGATATACGACACCTTGGAGGAAGAATACGTATTGGAATTTTTAGACGAACAAGCTGTTACGGCAAAGACCGCCGCCGATCTTACGAACAAGCTGTTACAGATAAGTAGCGGCGCTATCTATGAAGAACAACAATATGATGACAAGGGTAAGAAATTACCGAGGGTATGGCATGAAGTCAACTCGGTTAAGATTGACGCGCTACGCGATCTACTAGAGACTTACCCAGAAGAAAACGTTATCGTAGTCTACCAGTTCAAACATGAGGTAGAACGGATATACAAGGCCTTCCCGTTCGCTAGGGAATTACGGAAAGGTGCAAAGACAGTCGAAGACTTTAGGGACTGGAACGAAGGTAAGATAAGGCTTTTGCTCATACATCCGGCGGGTGCAGGGCATGGCCTTAACCTGCAATTCGGGGGCCGCCGTATGGTATGGTTCACTACTACCTGGAATTTAGAGCACTACCAACAAACGGTAGCACGGTTATTACGCCGCGGCCAGTTGAAAGAAATCTATATACACAGGTTTATAATCAAAGGGACACGTGATATACGTGTACGCAGCCGTCTGGCTTCCAAGGACAGTAACCAGACGTTTTTACTAAATGAGATTAAAGATTTAAGAGCCAAATATTATGAAAAGAGTTAGGTTTATAGATATCGCGCATGCAATGAACGTGCACACCTTCATCATTTGGGAGTTTATACGCCGATACGGGCACGAACGCGGAGTCTGTAAGGATAGGTACGGCCGGGGCGACGTAAGTGCCGTAGCGTGTCGGAAATGGATAAATAAGCTATATGTGTACATACGCGAACAGGACTTCACGTATAAGCAAGGTATCAACAAACGGAAATACTTGTTTAGGGATGCGAAGAAGTACGCCGAAGAGAAGCAGAACGAACGGGACGTACCGAGGGAGTATTCGATAGATAAAGACGGTAATATCATCCGTTATTCTTGGATGGGCGCGTCAAGAACCTTCGGGCAAGTTTGGAGATGGAACACGGAAACGGGCGGTTGGGAATATGTCGAAACGACGCTACTACGGAGATAACTCGTTCAGATTTCAAGTTACGATTTTGGGGGTGTAATTTTGTGTCGTTCGCGCGTACCATAGTCAAGACCGCGCGCGCATTTGACCCTAAAACGTAATATATGGCAGGAAGAAAGAAAACCGCAACATCCGACACGAAGGCGGGTATAAAGAAAGGCCAAGCTACGGGCGTGGCGCCTAAACCCAAAAAGAAGACCAGCGAATGTAACGAGTTGTACGAGGTGATACAGACCCGGGGCGTTCGCGGGGCCACGCTTAACAGCATAGACGAGTGCATCAACTACGTGGCCGAGTATATGCAGTTCTGTAAGGATAACCCGTACTTCACCTACGAAGTTATCAAAGGCGGCGCGATGGCCGGCAGCAAGATACCTATAGAGAAGAAGCGTTCGCCGTCTATCGGCGCTTTCTGCCTGTTCATAGGATGGAGTATCAAGGACTTTAACAAGAACCTCGACAAGTTAGGCAAGCTGGCCGAAGACGGTAACGCCGAAGCCGAGAACCTGTTACTCGGCTACTCTCTCATAAAGGAGCTTATCACTACGGATATGGACGAAAGCGCATTGGCCGGACTGGTGGATGCTACGTACATGGCTAAGCTACGCGGGTTGCGAGAGCTTAAGGATGTTACGAGCAACGGTAAGGAGGCAGGAACGAAAGCCATGCAGATAAACGTATTATCCCCTGAGGCTGTAGAAAATCTTAAAAAGTTGGAGGGTATCTGATGAACGTAACTTTCACGTTTGAAAAGCTGTTGGACGCTTTCGTTAACCCGCGTATCCGTGGCATAGCGAGCAAAGGCGGTACGCGTTCCGGCAAGACGTGGGCGGTACTGCAACTTCTACACCTGCTATGTAAGAGCAACGAAAAGCCGCTTATCGTGTCCTGTGTAGGCGCAACGCTGCCCGCAGTCAAACGTGGGATGCTGCGAGACTTTAAAGCCATGCTACTGTCTGAAAACGAATGGGACGAAGAGGCGTTTAACAAGTCTGAGGGTTCATACACCTACCCTAGTGGCGGCATGATAGAGTTTTTCGGTGTGGATAACGCGAGTAAGGTACACGGGCCTGCACGTGACATCCTGTTTGTGAACGAAGCGCAGAACATACCGCGCGAGATATTCCGGCAGCTTGACGTTCGTACACGTAAGAAAGTTATTATTGACTTTAATCCCGTACGTAAGTTTTGGGGCGAGACTGAGTTCGTTGGCGACCGTTACGTAACGATCCACTCGACTTATAAGGATAACCCGTACCTGAGCAAAGAACAGGTGGGCGCCATCGAGAAAAACAAAAGTGATGCTAACTGGTGGCGGGTGTACGGTGAAGGGGAGACGGGCGGTGTCGAAGGTAATGTATACCCGACTTACGAGGTTATCGAGGATATGCCGGAGACGTTTACCGGACGGTGTCTAGGCCTCGACTTCGGGTTCGTGAACGACCCGACCGCTATCGTTGACTTGCGGTTCCATGGATGGGACTTGTACGTTGATCTACTTTGTTATGAAACGGGTTTACTGAACGCCAACATTGCGGACTATCTGAACGATAATATGCTTAACAAGCTGATAACCGTATGTGATAACGCTGAGCAAAAGTCTATTGTGGAACTGCAGCAAAGACGTATCAAGGCTATCCCGTGCGTAAAAGGGCGTGGTTCGGTTGCAGGCGGTATCGCGCAGGTTAAACAGTTCCGGCTGCACGTTACTAAACGCTCAGTCAAGCTATTGGATGAGTTGGATAATTATAAGTGGATCAAGGACGAGACAACGGACACGTACACCAACGAGGCCATAGACGCGTGGAACCACGCGCTAGATGCAATGCGATACGGAGTCGACTTTTTAATTAGAAAATATAGACCGAAATGATAAAGAGACTGAGACGCTGTTTGTTGAAGTTCAATATGTTGCGCAACCGTGCGGTACTTCTGCTTATCGCTAATCTACCGCCTACGGGCAACGTGATGATGACGGGGGATGAGGAAAAGCTACTTTCCCTAATGGTTGAACTGGTAACGCCATCACAGGTAGTCACCCGTAACGGTAAGGCCATATACCGTATCAAGTCGCTGGACGAGATGGGGCTATGGGACGTACTGGAAACGAGGCGTGCCGAGGACGCCATCGGGCGTATCGAGGCATGGACGGCTGAGGAATATTCACCGAAGACCATTATAGACGCGATCAAACTGGATAAGTTCATTGCTCAGCAACTGGAATATGCCGATAATCTAGAAAACGTCCTGTTTCAGCAGATGACGAAAAGCGAGAACAACACGTTCACGGGTTCGGATGAGGTTCGCAAGGCAAAGAACCTGTTAGGTCTCATACAGGTAACGGCCGAGCTTTTTCACTGTTCCTTTGAGGAGGCTAAAAAGATGAACTACTCAGATGCCATCCTAGCCATTGCCAAGAGACATGACGAGGTGGAAAAAGAAAAACGTGATGCCAAAAAGCGTCAAAACAAATTATAACTATGAACTTGGAAACCATACTTAATACAGCTAATACGAGGGCTACCCAATTGGGTTTGCCTTTGGTTTTCGGAGACGCGGCCGTTCAGAACGTGGCCGCTAACGACATCGCAGGTGATTTCTTTACGCTTGACGTTAGACGTGGATCATACAGGGACACGGACGTACCTAATAGCGTGTATTACACGATTGCCGTACGCTGTATGGGAACGTCCGCCTACATGCGCGATGATGCCATAGAGATAGCTACACTGATCCGTACGGAGATGCTATTGCGTGACTTCCTTCACCCGTTCATTTGCGGTTACGAGGTTGGCGGTGTCTCCATCGGGAAGTTGCAAAACGAGTATGATAGCATAAAGTCCGGTTGGGAGGCCGTGCTTGATGTTTACAAGTATGGAGCTTAACTGTCAGAGAAATGAACGCAGAAGTCACTAAATACGTACACGCCATACGGGACGAGATCGTAGCACACTATTACGCTATGAAGCTGAACGCTTCGGGTGAGTTTGACCGTGGTACACAGGTGGAAGAGTACCCGGGCGGCATTAAGATAGTGAGTCCTCAACATATCTATCAGATGGAAGACGGACGGAGGCCCGGCACCATGCCGCCCGTGTCCGCCATCCGCCAATGGATCAAGGACAAAAACGCCAATGCAGGTACCGACATCCCGGAAGAGGCGGCGTTCGCCATTGCCTATGTGATCAAGCGGGACGGTATCAAAGTCCCGAACAAATACAATGAAGGCGGGGTAGCAAGTAAGATATTAACGCCCGAACTTGTTAACCGAATAGTTGTAGAAATAAACCGGATAGTCCGGGCGGAGATATTAACAATTTTAACTAAATGACATGATAGTACGCAATCTATTAACTAATACAACAGTAACGGCTGGTGGCACGATGGTTATCGGTGGTATCGGTGCCGGGATATACCGTCCCATACGGCTAGAAGAAGTTACCAACGTGACGTCTATCAGTCTTGTGTACTACCGCAACGGTACATCTGTCGGGCAGTTTGCAAACATTGTACCCTATGAAAACTCAGTTGTAGACCTATCAGCGATGGCGGCAGCAGCGAAATCAGCTATCGAGGTTACTAAGGATATAACCACGGGGGCGGATGCCATAGACACGCTTACAATGACGTATGTCGAAAGCGGGACAAGCAAGACTATCACGTTAAGAGTCTTAAACGCTTCGGTAGCTAACTCGTTTACGGATGTAAGCACAGGGACGGATAATCTAACCGACTACGGAGATGGAAAGTTCAATTATCTGGACTTTATAGTAACGAAATCGTCACCGTTGACGGGCGAGCCGTTTAATCATAAGATATTCTATACGCAGACACTTGCAGTAGGTAGTAGCGTATGCGGTGAGCGCCCGGTTGCAGGCGGAACCACAGTATTGACACCGAACGGGTGGTCACGCAATATAGCTAGCACGTCGGATAAGGTAATACTTAACGCCCCAAACCGCACAGGCATTATCGGCTACGTCCGCTACGCAAAGAAGTACCCGTATTGTGCAGACCGTACGAAACGTGTCACTCTTAAATGGCTTAACTCGAAAGGTTTGTACGATACTATGCACTTCGATTCCTTCCGTGTACAGCCAACGTATCAGACGAGCATCACAGGCGGTAACAGAATATTATCTTATGAGGTGACCGTTAACGCAGTCGTGACATCAGATAATGAGAAGCCGTTATATTGGCTATCACGTTCGGCAGATGTACAGGGCGTGTTTCCGATAGATATTAACCAATGGGCACGAGTAACAATAACCAACCCTAACGCCTTCAACACGCAAGGTGGGTCATTGGGAAGGACAGTGAGTTATAAGTGCAAGTTTGAAATTGTAGAACCTTAACAACATGGACGTATCAATCAGAATAGACGGTGTACTGTTAGATGGAATTTCGGGAAGTTCGGTGAAATTGAATATTAATAACCCCGATCCTTTTACCCTATCTGATCCAACGGTGAGTTATACCGCAAGCATAGAAGTTCCCCGGTCAGAAAACAACGACCGGGTATTCCGTTCGGATAGGTGGCCGTGGCTGTATAATCGTACGCAACCCTATACGGCCGACTTGATATTCGGGGGTATGGCAGCGCCTAGAGGACTGAACGCCTATCGGGCGCAGGTTGTTGTTAACGGGAATAGCTATTCGGTTACGTTAGTTGAAAGCTTTACGAAGCTATCAGACATACAGGCGCCTGTAATAGCAAAGCCGTACGATGAGAACGCTTTATTGTATTGGACGAACAACTACGACTCGGCACTAGCCTATGCGTATAATAGCAATATAAACAGGCCGTCTTTATTCAACTTCGGCAATGTGTTTGTCTATCCCGTGTACGTTGCCGAGAAAAAGGAAACTCTAGCAAGTGATATAATAGATTCGGCTAGCCAATGCGTTTACCGTACAGGCCATAACTACCTTTTGGGCGCTCGATACCCGTCTAGCGATATGATCATACTAGACAGTGCGACAGCGTGCGCCTTGGAACGTATGACGGGTTCGACGTTCACGTTATCATTTACGCAGGACTGTTTTGTGTGGCTTCCGGAAGGAACGCCCGCAACGGTTTATCTAGGCAGTAACAATTCTACCGGAAGTATAGCGTTAACACGGTCTACCGTTTTGGTGAATGGCAACTACAAATATAGGATTCAGTTATCCTCTAGCCTTGTAGTACAGCCTGTTTCGGGAAATTCAACGCTATTCCATATACGTACAACAACGTCCACAGCTTCGACTAAGTTAACGCCTGCCACTAACCTACCTACCGGGGAAGGCTATTTTTTCAGCTTTACCGTGATTGCGGCCGGAACAGGGGCATATAGCAAGCAGTTGGGGACGGACACGGGATTCACCTCGGCTTTTGATCTTGTACAGGCTTATTGCAAAGCGTTCTTTTGGACGTATGACTTTACGCCTCTACCGTTCCGTATTACTTTGCGTCCGCTAGTAAACACGTCTACTACAGATATATATCGGCAGAATTGGACGGGGAAAATAGAAATGTCTTCGATTAAAATATCAGAACCGGAAGGCCTTGCAAGAACGTATAAATGTGTGGCGGGTGATGCTTCTTGTATAACGGGCGGATCAGTTAGGGCCATGCGCACGCAGGGGCAAGGCATTGAAAGTTCTTTGCCAATAGGTTTTGGCGAACCACCGTTTGCCACGATGGTACATCTCACATCCGGCTCACCGTATAAAGACTCATTCTTTTTGAGTGCTTCCGGATATAGGGCTATGGCAGATGCTCATTACGAACGGTTCTCACCCGGATGGCAGGTTACAGCGAAGATGCGCCTATCGTACTTCGATATAAAGTCCATGACGCCAAACGGGCTTTATTACTTGGACGAGATGCACAGTTGGTTTTACCTACGAAGTATTCAGAATTGGAACGCAGGTGATTCAACGGCAAACGTTACACTTATTGCAGTAAATAATTAATTATCAGAAGATCATGGCAAACGAAAAAGTTACATTATTAGACTTATCATTCAATACGTCCGAAGGCTTGGACGGCTTGGACGCCCTTATTGCGAAGTCCCTAGAGTTGGCGGAAACAAAGAAGCAATTAACCACTACTTTGAAGGACGAGCAAAAGCAGGTGGAAGCTGCCGGAAAAGCTTTCAAGGCAGGCGCCATATCGCAGGATGACTACAAGAAGACTGTTGAGAACTCAACGAAGGTGCAAGTAGAGCTGACTAAACAGATCAACGTTGTTAACCGTTCAATCACGGATAATAACCAAGAGATCAAAGCCAATACTACATTGATGCTGAGTCAAGAAGACAGTGTAGACGCTTTACGTGCCCAACTTGCAAAGAATACCAAAGAGTTAAACGCCATGAGCGCGGAAACCCGTAACAATTCGGCTGAGGGGCAGAAACTCGTAACTGTAACTAAGGAAATCTCCGATAGGCTTAAGGAGATGGAAAAGGCGGTAGGAGATAACCGAAGGAACGTTGGTAACTATGCGGACAGTGTTCAGGAGGCTTTAGAAAATACCAAAGGGTTATCCGGTGCCACGGGAACATTAGCGTCAGCAATGAGCACAGGAACGGCAGGCGTGAAAGCGTTTTCAGCCGCTCTAAAAGCTAATCCATTGGTTGCGGTAGTGTCGGTAGTCCTTTTGTTGGTTTCTTCAATAGAGAAGCTTATAAAGCGGAATAGCGAAGCGGCTGCATCTCTCAAGGCGGCGTTCGCACCGTTTCAAGTGATCTTTACTCGAATATTAGACGGTCTGACCAGCATGTTATCCGGGGTAGCGAAGGCCTTTGAGTGGATAACCACGAAAGTAGTAGGACTTTTGGACGCTATCGGGCTTATTTCCGAGGAAACAAAGAAGGCGGGAGATGCCGCGGCACAGCTTTCTAAAGCAGAATTAGACATATACGAGGCGGAAACAAAGAATTTAGTTACGTTATCTGCCATGAGTAGGGAACTAGCCAACCAAAAAACCATAGTAGGCGACCAACTAAAGACGGCAAAAGAGCGAAACGAAGCTGCCCAAAAAGGTATTTCCATCCTCAAACAGATGGAAGCTGCCGAGGTAGCTGTTTTACAGCAGAAATATGATCAGATAAAAGCGCAAAACGCGTTAAGCTATACATCAAAAGAAGACAGACGGGCGGAAATGCAGGCGCTTGCAGACCTTCAAGCGAAGCAAGCTGAATATACCGATAAGCGAAAAGAACTAGAAAACCAAGCTAGCGGACTTATCGCACAGGAAAATGCTAAAAACGCAGCCACCTACAAGGCTTCCGAGGTAGCCAAAGCACAAGCCGCCATAAAAGCCGCTACCGAGGCAGAACTAGCCAAAAGGGCTTTGCAGGAACAGACTATAAAGCAGATGGAAACAGCGCTCACTAAGCTAAACTTATCCATTGCCGAAAAAGAGGTGACGGATGACGGAGGAGAACAGCGCATTAAAAACGCAGAACTGACCGCAAAGCAGGAACTTGCTATTGAGAAGGAAATGCTCAATCAAGGGCTGATCACACAACAGGAGTTCTTTGCCCGGGAACAGGAAATCAATGCCCAACGCCTTCAAGTAATGCGTGACGAAACAGACCGATTCAATGCTGAACGTGTTGCAAACTTTGAGGCGGCTGCAAACAAAGAACTTGAAATTCAGTACTACAAGTTGCAGCAGGGATTGATCAGCCGCGAAGAGTATGAAAATGCCGAGACACAGCTACGCATAGAAGCCCGTGAACTTCGCAATAAGATGGAGGAAGAGCAGGACGCGCTAGACCGTGAACGTCGGGCGATGGATGAGGCGAACCGGAAAGAGATTGAAATGAATGAAATCTCCAACCAATACGAGTTGAGACAAGTTCAATTGGATGCTCAGTACCAACAGGAGATGGCCGCGGCCGAAAGAATAGGCGCAGACACTACATTGGTTCAACAGAAGTATGAGCAAGCCAAAGAGAAGTTAACAAAGGAGCGTGTCAACTCTGAGCTAACTATGGCCGCAGGACTGGCCGGGCAGATGTCTGATCTTTTGGGAGAAGAGAGCGCAGCCGGGAAAGCTTTTGGCGTTGTACAGGCAACTATCAACACGTATCTAGGTGCTACAAAAGCTTTGGCGCAGGGGGGTATCGCGGGTATCGCACAGGCCGCTATCGTAATCGCCTTCGGTATGAAGCAGGTTATGAGTATTGCGAAGCAGAAGGACCCCGATACGAAGGTTAATACGAGCGTTAAAAAGTATGCGAAGGGTGGTACAATAGTTGGCAAGTCTCATGCGCAGGGAGGCGTTAAATTTGTCGGTGATAACGGGCAGGCTTTTGAGGCAGAAGGCGGTGAAAACATATACATCTTGAAAAAGACAGCATCAGACGAGATCAATGCCTTATCGGATGTTAACGTTGAGCATGGCGGGAAGTCCTTCCGGGCGAATAGTGCACCCGTGAAAGCTTCCGGTCAGCAGTTCGGCAACGGTGGATCAGTGAACAGAGATATGATAGTTAGTCTGATCACGCCAAAGTACGACAAAAGCAAGACGGTTGAGAAAGTCTTATCTATGCCGAGCATTAATAAGTTCAACACAACCAACAACACGTTCAGCCGGACGAACCAAAAGTTTGCTAACGGCGGTAAGGTGAACAACTACTCGTATAAGAGTGGTGATTCTTTCAGCAACGTTTACATGCCGAGATATTCGCAAGGCGGACGAGTGTCTAGTGTTTGGAATACCAACGAATACAAAGCCCTGAATACCATATCAAACGTGGACGTATTCTCAACGGTCAGCAACACTCATAACTACATGTCATCATCTGGACTTTACAAGTTCGCAGATGGTGGTATGGTATCGAGCATATCGGAAGCCAACCGCTTGCAGAGACAGGTAGATAACGTACAACTGTCAAAGGAGAGCATCTCACAACTTGCGGCCGTTGTTATTGAAGCGGTATCATCGTTGCCTAATCCTATCGTGTCGGTACATGATATTGATTCAGCGCAGAATGAGGTAAGTGTAGTACGATCATTCGCAACTTATTAAGTTAACTCATGCAGATATGGCGGAATTAGTAATACCCCATATTTTTGCATGAGTTACAACCAAAAAACACCTTTTTATGAAATTTGAAAAATTAAGGATCATCCAAGCGGGGGTTACCACAAATTCGGACGTATGGGGAGACGATAACGTCTCTTATCCGCTATTCATTACGGATGAGGCGGTAAGAAGTGTTGTAACATTAGGTAATGAAAAGCCGATCCATTGCAGGCGCACCCATTCGGGTTTGGATATGCTAGACGGCTATTTAGGCAAGTTCGTTAACTTTGTGTATGAGGACGGTGTCGCTTACGCGGATTTGGAAATGTCCGAAGCGTTAGAGGCGGCTTATCCTAATGAAGCCACTTTTATTGCCGCAATGATCTCAAAAGAACCCGAGATGCTTGGCGTATCTGTGCTAGGTATGGACGAGAGAGAGCTAAACGGATCAGTGATAGATGTTACGAAGTTTGTTGAATTATATTCATGCGATATAGTAGGTTTGCCCGCAGCTACATCTAGTCTATTCAGTAATAACAATCAAAATAAGAAAACAATGAGTAAATTTTTTAGCGCTTTTGCGGCTATGCTTAAAAAGAGTAGTTTCGCAACGGAAACCGTTGAGACAGTAAGCGGTTCAAAAATCACCATCGAGGCCGCAGGCGAAGTAATGGCTATCGGTGACAAGGTGTTTGACAGCGAAGGTAATGTACATCCGGATGGCGAGGTACGCATTAAAGTGGATGACGCTATCTTGGTGCTCGTCATTGAAAACGGGGTTATCAAGGAGGTAAAACCTTCCGAAGACCCGAAAGACGAGCAGGAGGACGAAATCAGAGACGAAAGAGAAATCGGAAGAGAAACACGCTCTGAAAGAATACCCGAAGAGTTTGCAACTCGTATGCAGGCTATGGAGGCTTCTATCGCTGCTCTTTCTACATCAATTGCAGCAATGGCTGCACAGTTCAGCCGTGTTTCCGGAAAACCCGCTGTTCCGGTTGTGAATACCCCATCGGGTAAAACCAAGATGAGCAAAGAGGCAGTTGCCGAGGCCGCTAAACGCTTTTACAAGAAATAAACATCTAAAAATCAGAAAACTATGGCTTTTACTTTTACAGATTTGAATAAACTTAACCTCAACAGTTTGAATGAGGTAATTTCGCTCACCGTTGGTTTGGCGGGTGAAATTTCAAAAGGTATCACCGTGTTGAACGGTATCGAAAACAACACGCCTGTAGTGTCTCTTACTGCCGCTGATAAGGCATTGCGACTTTCCGCAGGTTGTGATGGTACGTATTTCTACGACTCCATTTCAGACAAGACAAAGTACTACACGCACGCACCTATCGAACTCCCTATCGAGATTTGTTTGCAAAACCTGTGGGGCAAAATGGTTGCTCGTGGTATCAACTTGGACGACAATTTCTCCGACACCGAGTTGGCGGGATTCATTCAGTCCGAAGTATTAAAAGTTCTCGAAGCTGACTTGCTTCGCCTTGCTTGGTTGGACGGTGACGTTACAAGTTCCGCTACTGGCTACGGAATTTTCAAACGCGGCGGTATCATCAAACAGTTCGATGATTCTACATCAACAGCAGGCGCCTTGACACTGACTAGCGAACGCGTGTTAACTGCATTGCGTGCATGTATCGACAATCAACGTCCGGACACCTTGGATGACTCCGAGTTCTTTGTATCTTCAAACGTTATGCGTTTGTATAAGAACCTGTTGCAAGACCGTGATAACAGCGCTGCCCAAAGTGATATCGTGGACGGTCGTCCGGTTTACTTCTTTGAAGGCTACCGTATCACTGAATTGCGTCACGTTTCCAATGCGGCTTTGGCAGACGGAAACAATACGGCATTTATCGCTTTCACTCCGAAAGACAATATTCAACTTGCTTTGGAAAGTACAGCGACCGTTATCGCACCGTTTATTCAAGACGCAAAGTCTCGTAAGTATTACTCACAGACTGTTTTTGCGGCTGACGCTATGTTGGTGGCACCGGAAAAGATGCAGTTGTGGTTAACTGCACGTGCGTAAATATAATAGGGGCGGGCTAGTCCCCCCCTTTTTTTT